CTAAAACACAAACGGGGTCTGAGTTAGCTGACAGGTTGGGTGTCGATGTCTTATCAATCAGACCAAGACTGACCGAGATGTATAAGGACAAAGAGATATACGTTATCGGTACACGAAAGAATAGAAAGGGTGGCAATGAACGAGTGTTCAGAATGACCAGCACTTTCTATGAAGATTGGTACGACAATGAAACCGTTTAACGTTAGTGAGATCAGCAATCGTTGTCAGGTTGTCGATCATCTTGCATTTAATATGGATAAAATTTTTAAGGAGGAATCCATGACAGAAATATTAGGAACAAACAGCACAACATTTACGATGGAACAACGTACTATTGATTGGTACTTGGCACGTAAGGGTGTCATTACAGGCAGTGGTATTACTAGACTTATCACACCGACAGGAAAGCCATCACGTAGTGATACACAAAGTAACTACATGAACCAACTCATTAAAGAAAAATTACAAGAGGAATCTACATTCTTAAATGAAGCCATGAACAGTTACACATCTGATGCCATGCAACGTGGCATTGATCTTGAACCTGAAGCATTAGAAAAATATAAACTCATGTCAGACAATTATGTCGAGACGGTTGGTTTTATTAAACATAATGACTATGACATTGGTTGTAGTCCTGATGGTGTGGGTGATGATAAAGGTGTAGAGATTAAAGTACCTTTACTGCATAACCATGTAGCTTATCTTAGAGATAACAAATGCCCTGATAAATATTACGGTCAGGTACAAATGTGTATGTGGTTAAGTGGCAAAAAACAATGGGACTTCTTTAGTTATTCAGATGAACCCAATGTTAAATCATTATTAATCACCGTACCTTTTGATCCTGATTGGGTCAGAAAGATGCAGGAGATAGTGATACCTGTGCATGATGAGGTACAAGCATTAGCTAAACAATTTACTATTGAATAGGAGGAAGTATGGCAAGTAGTATTCCACAAAAAGTTAAAGATGTTTTACAAGAGATCGGTATGCAGGCCAGCGATGCTTGTTGGAACTGTCATGGTACCTGGGTTGTGTTACACAAAGCATTAGAAAAAGTGGCAGCACATAAAGGTATCTTGTTTGATCCACCGCAAGTCATTGAAACTAATGCAGAAAAAAAGATTGCTGTGATCCAGGTGACAGGACATTTAGGTGATAAGTCTGAATGGTCCATTGGAGAATCAACACCTTACAATACTAAGAACTCTTATCCTTATGCAATGGCAGAGAAGCGTGCTAAAGATAGAGTCATCTTAAAGTTAGTAGGTTTGCATGGCGATACTTATTCTGAAGAAGAAGCCGATGAATTTAAACAAGCCAATCCAAACAGGAGGTAATAATGTACGATGACGGTAATCCCTATTTAGCTAGAACATCTGCTAAACATTTAGACAAAGCGTATGAGTTTATTAAACAGTACCAGGAGGAACATATCATTACTCCTACTCAATCTCATATCGCTGAAGTATTAGGACTGCATCAAAGTAATGTAACTATTATCTTACGCAGTCTTGAGAAGGAAGGACGTATCGTTAGAGGTGGAGGTAACTATGCGATCAACTTACGTTAAGGAAGAACATCTTACTAAAGCTATTGTGATCATCAGTGATTATCAAAAAGAAAATTTAATCACACCTAATCGCAAAGTCTTAGCTGATGAATTAAATCTAACTGAAGGAACAGTCTCTCAAGTCTTAAAGATATTAGAGGAGAGAGGTTTCATAGTCAGAGGTGGTGGCAGTTATGCCATTCGATAGATTAAATCATCTTGATTTATGTTCTGGGATTGGTGGCTTTGCTCTGGGTTTTGAATGGGCAGAGCTATCCAACCCTATTGGATTTTGTGATATTGATAAATGGTGCAGACAAATCCTGGCCCAACATTGGCCTGATGTACCTGTCTATGATGATGTAAAGGAGATCGCTAATGGACCAGAAAGATTTATTCAACAACCCATCGACATCCTCACCGCAGGATACCCATGCCAACCCTTCAGTCTTGCCGGGAAGCGACAAGGCGAGGAAGATGACCGCCACATCTGGCCGCACATCTTTAGAATTGTTACACAACAAAGACCCACTTGGTGCGTTTTCGAAAACGTTTATGGTCACATCAGCATGGGACTCGACAATGTGTTACTTGACCTGGAAGCCGAAGGCTACGCCACAAGGACGTTTGTTGTTCCAGCTTGCGGTATCAAAGCCCTCCACAAAAGAGATCGAGTCTGGATTGTGGCCTACTCCGAGAGCAACCAAGAGGATGGCGAACTACGAACAACCCAGCCCAAGTATGATAAAGGGGACACATGGTTGGAGTCTGAGTGCAGCAATAACCGACAGCCAGGCGGAACAACCTTACAGAATGTGGCCGACACCATCAGCAAACGAGGATGCAGCAGGAACTCCGAAAGGCAATATGCAAAAGATGTTAGGCAATCATCCAGATATTCGTGGCACGACAGAGAAGGAATGGAAATCTGGGACCTTGAACCCAACGTGGGTAGAGTGGCTGATGGGGTACCCAAAAGGGTGGACCGACTTAAAGGATTAGGTAATGCCATTGTCCCACAGATAGCCATGCAAATTGGATTAGCTATTAAATCAACTTATAAATAGTTGAAATCTTTAATGATTCTTGTAATATGATATCTGAGGTAATAACAAGAGGTGGATATGACCACTATTGTTTGGCACCAGGAAGGGATACTAGCCACTGATCGTATGGCGGTCAGCGATGGCATAGCATCGAAGTGTCAAAAGTTATTTACCTTAGACCATTACGCTATTGCAGTATCAGGGACACTTAGTTGCGGCCCAGCGTTTGTCCGTTGGTTTAATCATTTAACCGGGGACTGTCCGCTTGATGATGATACGCTAGTTTATGTAATGGATCTCAACACCGGGCAGTGTGATGAGTTTGATTCAAATGGAGTTGGTATATCTTTGAACCCCCCATTTGCTAGCTCTGGAACAGGCTCAGGCATTGCCCTCGGTGTCCTGGAAATGGGTGGTACCCCACAGCAAGCCATAGAAATAGCCAGTAAGTACGATGTTAATACTGGATTGGGGGTTGATCTCGTTAAGATATGAAGATCTTACATCTTGATATAGAAACTGCACCGCATAAAGTTTATTCCTGGGGATTATGGGGCCAGGATATTAGCATTAAAAATATAATTGAACCTGGTTACACCATGTGTTGGGCAGCCAAGTGGCATGGCAAGAAAGAAATCATGTTTGATTCCATGCACGAAAGCAGCCATAAAAAAATGATCAAAACAATCTATGATCTGATAAACCAGGCTGACGTTGTATGCCATTATAACGGGACGAAATTTGACATGCCTACCCTGAACTCGGAATTTATAAAATATCGCCTAGATCCCCCCAATTTGTACGCTGAGATCGATTTATTAAAGACGGTTAGAAGGCGGTTTAGATATCCTAGTAATAAATTAGATTACATCTCTGGTTTATTTGATCTTGGAAACAAGACAAAGCATATGGGCATGGATCTATGGAAGGCTTGCATGGAAGGAGATGAACAAGCCTGGAAAATAATGAAGAAATATAATAGACAAGACGTTAATCTATTAGAGAAAGTCTATCGACATCTATTACCCTGGATTCCGAATCATCCGAACTGGGGACTGCATAAGGAAGATCATGGTTCTTATGTGTGTCGTAACTGTGGTAGTAGTAATATGAAAAGGAATGGTTTTTATTATGCGGCAACCACTACGTATCAGAGAATTAAATGTACATCTTGTGGATGGCAAGGTAAGTTAAGAACCCAGGCCAGTAAACCACCTGAAGGATTAACTAAATAATGTCAGCTAAAGATAGACAAGAGGGTGGTAATCACTACAAGAAATACAATATACAACCCTATGATTTTATAATGGAGAATGGATTGTCGTATCTTCAGGGTAATATTATTAAGTATATTTGTCGCTATCAAGATAAGCATAAAGATCAAGTCATTGATTTAAAAAAGATTATTCATTACTGCGAACTAGAAATAGAAAGGATTAAACCATCAATTCAAAATGGGGACCATCAATAAAAGGTCTCTTACCTTCTGACCTTCTAAGATCTACGTAAGCATCGGTGCATGATTGCATCGTTCCTTCCCACTTACGGATGTCATGGCATTGCCAAGCGGCACCCCATCTGATCTGTACATCATGGGCAATAGCAGCACTGCGCATGGCATCTGCTATATCATCATAGAGTTTGATTTCCCAGGATACTCTTGGCCCTACATAAGCAACGAGATCTACTGCATGGCCTGTTAAATGTTTAGATTTCATGGTCTTACTTGCACCCGCAGCAACCAATGCTTGTTGTTCCTCATGGGTTCTTCTTCCCTGGAGGACACCGAAATCTACTTTGGTTAATTGAATGGCAGTCTTAACAACTTTGATTAATTGTTTATCGACACCTTCTAAACGATCTAAGGATCGCTGACTTAGTTTAAACATAATATACGTATATTAACAAAGGTAGTAAGACTGTAAAGATAACAAAGCACCAAACTACATTGCCCTCATCTGCAAAAAAATTATCGAGTTTTGTCTTTAACTTTTTCATAAGATCTTAATCCTCCTAGCCCTAACATACCCATAAGGACAGGAAGCATAGTACCTGTATCTGCCTGGGGTATATCTACCCCGAAGCCAGCAGCAATAGGACTTATAAGAAAGTTCACCATAAATCCAAGCACACATACCCACCCGGTAGCTGGTCGCCATCCACGTTGGAACCAATTACCCTGGGCTTCTTGTTTATTCACCTCAATTTGAGACAAATTAATCTGATGAGCGTTATCCAAAATAGCTTTTTGTATTTCTTCTTGCGCTCTCTGAGCTTGGTTCTTGTCGGGTATTACCCGGTCAATCACTGTACCGACTGATGGCATTATGGCGTTCATTAAATTCTGTATCATTTCTTAACTTCTCTAGTTTAAATTTTAATAATTTATTCTCACTAAGTAATACATCATACTTACGCTCTACCTCAGTCAGCCTTTTGATGAACCTAATTTTTTCATCTGTTAGCATCATAATCTTGCAACTATAAAATAATTACAATAATAATAATAACTTAGAAAGTGTGATATTGGAAATTAATTAAATGCGATGTGTGCCAGGAAAGCTATGACTGCGCCAGAACTTGCAATAAGAATAAGCTCTAACCTCTTGATTCTTAAGATAGTTTCTTTCCATCGCTCTGCGCATACCGCTTCATGCACAGATAAATGACTCTCAATCTTATCTAGTCTTTCATGCGCTGTCTTACTATCTCTTGCCATAGTTATCCTAATGGACTGCTGATTGCGTCAAATGCCTCCCATAATTGATCTACTTCAGCAGCAAAATCTCTTAAGTCTTGTTCATAT